TCAGGACATGGCTCGCCACCAACCCCGTCACCGTGCTCTACCCGCTCGCAACCCCTCAGACCATCGACCTCGGCACCATCGACCTGCCCTACTGCACCGACACCGCCTATGTGGACGCTATGGTGCAGCCGAATATCTGCGTCGGTTGGAAAACGGACAACATCACGGCTGGCGGAGACGAGGCGTCGTGCTTCACCGTCCCATATCCGTTCGGCTCCGACTTCACCATCTTCACGTCCGTTCAGGACGGCGATGACTGGGGAACCAACAGCCTCGATGTTCTGTCCACGAATTCGCTGCTCAAAGACCCGTGCCACGCATGGAGCTGGGACGGCGGCATGTTCATGCTTGAGGCGAACAACGACAACCTCGTCACCGAGAGGACGCTCAAGCCCGTCTACGAGACGAACGCCCTCAACGCGAGGGAGCGCGAGAGCGTGTCATTCGCAAAGACCATCGGCGGCGAGTTCTCCGCCAAGGGAATGCTTATCGACAACGTGACGGAATCCACCGTGGAGCAGCTTATCGCGCTCACCAAGGCGCAGCACGTGTTCTACAGGGCACCGTCTGGCGAGACTGCCGACGTTGCAATCGTGGGCGTCTCCTACACGAGTCACCCAGAGCATTCGTTCGTTCAGGTCGATATGGTTGAGGAGACCGTATGATTGACTGGCGAGACCAGCGGCACTCGAACGTAATCAAGGTGGCGATGGTGTCACCAACCAACCTAGAGGACGTGTACGGGGAGCTTGAGGGGGTTGACCTCTCAGGCTCCTCGCTTTCCGCTGGCTACTACACAGACACTCGGACTCAGGGAAGCATCGCAGTCGTAGGCGATGGGTGGATTAGAGGCTCGTTCCTCAGAATCACGCACGAGATTCCAGAGTGGGACTTCTCTAGGGACTTGGGAACCTACCTCGTGACGGATGACGGCGCTTCGAGGAGCAACGGCATCTGGCACTACGACCTCCAATTGCAGTCCATGCTGTTCGCGCTTTCCACCGAGAAGGCGCGGACACCGTGGACTATAGCGAAGGGCGCTAGGGCTAAGACGGCTATGAGGCAGATTCTCGAATCCGCTGGCAGGCCTTACATCGACGTTTCATCCAACGACTACATCTTCGGCTCACCGCTGGTAATGGACTCAGGGCAGACGCTCCTATCGAGGATGTTCGCCCTCACCCAGCCTTCGGGCAACCGACTCGATGTGGACGGCAGGGGATACGTCACCATATCGCCGTACATCCTCCCCGACTCCAAGGTTCCGCAGCTCGAAATCGACCTCGCAGACCCGAGGGGAATCGCGCACGACGATTTGGAGCGCACGACCGACTGGTTGCAGATGCCCACCGAGGCCGCTGTGTCCTTCAAGTATTCGACAACCGAGAACGGCAACTCAGTCCAGCACGAGATAAACGCATGGGCAACCGTCTCGGCGGACAGCCACGCATCTAGGGCGATAAGGGGATACGTGGTCACGGACTTCCGAACGGTATCCGACCTCAATCCCCAGACTCAGGCCGAGGCTCAGAGGCTTGCGAACCTCTACCTCAATGGCGATTCGCGCGAGCACATCGAGTGGAACCTCACCACGCAGTACCTCCCCATCTGGGAGGGCGATGTAATCGCGCTCAGAGTCCATGACGGGCAGAGCCAGTACCGTGGCGTGAGGAAGTGCTTGGTCAAGAACGTGGAGCTTGACCTCCAATTCATGACCATGCAGCTCACGCTCAAGGAGACTTCTTCGGGGGATGATAATGAGTAAGACGATTAACGACCTCGCAGGCCTTCTCTACTCCGATAGACGCGCCGAGGTGAGCGAGACCGCTCCCAGCAAGACAGCGACCATCTTCGGCACCGCTGCTGGCAACTCCGCTGACGGAACGGTTCCCGTCGTTATCTCCGATAACGTAACCCAGCCAGACGAATCCGACAGCACCGTTGTCGAAATCCCGACCGTGCCGAACGTTGTCGAGGGTGACGAGGTAATCGTCTCGCTGGTGGGCGGTGAGCTTAAGACCCCGTATGTGTCGGGCGTTGTCGGCGAGGGCGATAGGCTCAACTCTGCCATAGAGACGGCTGGGACGATAGCGGACGAGGCTCTGTCAATCGCCGAGGCCACCAACCAGCACTTCTGGTCTGACTCGAACGGCGCTCATGTGACGGAGGTCACTCAGGAGGAGTGGAGCGATTCATCTGGCAGTAAATACCAGACTGGCGCTAACTCCCTATGGAACTCGCTCGGTATGCTGTTCCGCAAAGGATTGACCAACCTCATGGCGCTGGTTGTCGATGACCCAGATGACGAGGTTCTTGGAACCACGGGTGTTGCCATTTACGACGGGCAGGCGAACGCAGCCGAGAATATCGTGGCATCGTTCACCAATTCTGGCGTGACCCTTGGCAAGGGAGACGAGAGCCACGCCGAACTCGACTACCGCTCGCTTCGTCTTGTCGATAAGGAAGGCAGCGAGTATTTCCTCGTGTCAGACCTCCGAAACGAGGACGGCATCGCAACGATAGAGAGCAAATGGCGAGGGGATGGGCACACATACTACTTCTCGCTACATCCAAGCGCCGTGGACACCGACTACACGGTAACCGTTGACGGCGTGGAGGAAACGTCTTTCAGGGTCAAGCGAACATTCACCTTCGAGCTTACGAACATACCGCAAGCCGATTCCGAAATCGTCTGCACGTATTCGTGCGATGCGAACACGGCAAAGGCCTACACTGCTGGGCTGCGTAATAGCGGCGGCAGCAACGGATGCATGAGCTTCGCGGAGGGCTTGAACAACATCGCAAGCGCGATGTGCTCGCACGCGGAAGGCCAGCTTACGACCGCAAGCGGTACGGCATCCCATGCCGAGGGCGAGCGGACGGTTGCAAGCGGAGTCCTGTCGCACGCAGAGGGCGGAGGGTCAATCGCTCGCGGAAGCTGGTCTCACGCAGAGGGTGCCGACACCCTTGCGGTCGGGCGCTTCTCGCATACCCAAGGCATTGGAACCTGTGCATATGGCGATGCGGCAACCGCAATCGGCCAGTGGAACGTCAAGCAAGACGGCAAGGCTCTAGTCATAGGCAACGGAACGTCGGATACGGCACGCTCAGACGCATTGACCGTTGACTGGTCTGGCAACGTGGTTACCAACGGTTATGTACGTGCGGCATCGCTCATAAGCTCAGGAGCATTCCAGCAGAATAACGGCACCGTGACGCTGGATGCCACCACAAAGGCGGCATGGCTGTCGGCGCTCGGTCTGGATGGCATGCAGAGCGGCACCTACAATGGCACTGTCAATGTGACAAGTAGCTGGTACGGCATGTACTTCGGCTCCGTGGAGATTCCTATCACACCACGTTCGACCAGTTCGTACCACGTGCAGGCAACCCTCACGTGCAACGGCAATCTAGTGTGGTGCTCCCTCAATTCCAAAAGCGTTTCGAGCTTTAAGCTGTTCGTCATATCGCCGAGGAACAGTGCGCAATCTGTGAGCATCGACTGGATGGTGTACGGATAAGGAGGATGCATGGTCGGAGCCAACTACAACGGGACCGACGAGTTCCTTGATGTGCAACAACAGCTCCTATATCACGCAAGCGGAGGAAACATGAAGTATGTAACCGTCGAACTGCAAACAATGGAGGGTGGCGCTGTCGCTAACCTCACGACCGTCTGGGACACGAGGGCGGAGGCCGAGGGCGCTTTCCACACCATCCTCGCCGCTGCTGCCAAGAGCGGTCTTCCCGCGCATGCCTGTACGCTGCTCGATTCCGAGGGGCATATGCTCGACTGGCAGTGCTACCGAAAGGAGGACGAGTGATGGAGCAGATTCAGCCCCTAGCCCTCGGCTGGCTCGTGACAACGATTCTCACGGGCATGTTGGGCTACTTCGGAGGGAAGCTCAAGAACCTATCTACCCGCGACAAGGCTATGGAGCACGGCATGTGCGTGCTGCTCCGTGGCGAAATCACACGCGCCTACCAGCGGCATGTAATCGACCAGCGCCCGATGACGCTCGAATGCAGGCGTCAGCTTGACGAGATTTGGAAAGCCTACCACGACCTCGGAGGCAACGGGACGGGCGAATCCATGTACAGGGAGCTGTGCGAGTTGACGATTGGAGAAATCAAATGAACGAACAGCAGGTATCCGAATCAATCCTTGCGCTTGCGTCGGCTGTCGCTGGCAAAGACCTCACGGACGAGGGCGATGGCTCCAAGGCCACGGCTCTTTCCGTGCTGGGCAACGTTGTCGGCGAGGTAGATGCAGACACCGCGCTCTACAACGCGGCGCAGTTCGCAACGCGCAGGTCAACCGACACCAAGGACGCGGCTGCATCGGTTCTCGCGCTGTCTCAGGGCGGCGGCTCCTCAAAGGAGCTGCTGTTCGAGGAGACGGTTGAGACCAGCGGCTCGCGCGTCGCGCAGGCTAAGCTCGCCTACTCGCAGTTCATCGACGCGGATACCATCTATGTGACCTATGACGGAGTGACCTATACCTGTTCGAAGGTTTGGGACGAGCAGACGGGTGTCAACACCTACGGCGCACCCAACGGCTCCTCTGGAACGCCCGTATTCTCCGATATTCCGTTCTCGATTATAAGCAGGTCGCAGACCAGCCCATCGGTTACTGAGAGCTACATCGCCACCGAAACCGAAGGCACCCACACCGTCAAGGTGGAAGTGGAAGGCTCTGGCGGGGGCGGTGGTGCGAGCTTCGGCAACTATGTCAACATCGACTGTGGCACCGACGAGCCGAGCGACTACATGGACGGAGACGCTGTGCCCGTCTCCCTGATTTTCGCTGGCGACTATCCGACAGCAGAGCAGATGATGCAATCCGACAACATCATCGCCCAGCTCGACACCGCCACGCTCAACATGGCTGTCGAGGGCACATCGCTCCAAATCCCGCTTGTAGGAACAACCGCCGTGCAGGCCGTCTACCTCCGCACCATCACGGGTACGGACGAGCAGAGCGGCTACATCATCGAGCAGACTGCCTACACCTCATACGAGGTGCGGACTGGCTTACTGGGGAACAAGTCCATCATGCTCAAGCTAGAGAACATCCCCGCACCATACGATGGCAACAACCCTTCGGAAATCTACATCAAGTACTCCAACTAAGGAGGCACCATGACCAAAGTCTACCCTCTCCCCAACTGGCTCTACGACGCGATAAAGAAGTTCGTCACCATCTGGCTCCCCGCCCTGTCGGTTGCCTACGTGGGACTCGCAGGCGTGTGGGGATGGCCGATGGCCGACCAAGTGGCCAAGACCGTCGCAATCGTTTACACGCTGCTCTGCTCAATCATGGGCATCAGCACCAAGATGGGCAAGGAGGTGCCAGATGCCGAGCAGTGAGGAACTTGAGCAGCTTTTGGAAGATGCCGAGGAACACCTAGACCCCTACGAGATTTCCCGACTTGAGACCATGCGCCGCGCGGCGGAGTTCATGAACCTGCATGACGAGCAATCCGATTACGCGATTGGAGGCAAGCATGGGAACCAAGAAGGAGCTTCTGAACTGGGCTAGGATGCAGGTAGGCACCAAGGGCGGCTCGAAATATTGGTACGACGTGTACGGCTGGTCTGGTGGCGGCTATCCGTGGTGCGCCGTCTGGGACTCC